GAAGTATCATCAGGATTAAAATTGTTGCTTTTTTTATCAGTGGAAATAGTTTTAGATATTTGTAATTTACCATTCACCACTTGCATGTTTAATGTAGATAAAATGTCGTCGTATGAGACAGACTTTTTCTTTCTAACATTTTGCATGGGTTTCGAAGTAGCAAGAATAGGCTTACTTGGATAAATATTAGGCGATGAATCATAATTATCTTCCATTTTGCTGGGTGGTGAACCAAGAATTTCAGAAATGTTCAATTCCATAATAAAGATACCAATATTTTAATTTCTTATATTTCACTAATGTTATAGAGTTTCTGATTACTATTCTTTTTTTATCAATGTAATATAATGACAACATTGATCACATCAACCGGTAATATTACTATGCAAAATGATAGTAATGTAGATGAATTAAAATGGAATGCTGATTATGATGGAGATATTGCAAACATAAAATTAAATATAACAGAACATGAAAACATAAAAACAGATAAGGGTTTTCATTTTAAACTGACTAATAATGATTTAGCTAATATGTTGAGTATTCCATCGGTAAATATACCCATACACAAACGTTTAGAAAATGATTTCATGTTTCCTCATAAACATGATAAAAGGTGTAGTCGAAAGCATATTCGAAAACATAATCGAAAGCATAGTCCGAATCCATATTTGTTTGCAGTAAATATGCCTCCTAGAGAACTCCTTCGGCTGCCTCCGGCAACTACGGAGTTCAATCACTCACCTTCGACAATGCTGCACATGACTACGGCTCGCAGCAAAGAGTTGCCTACTATGCCTTTATTGAGTGATGATATACAGAACCAAATAATAAGCCCTGTGTTATTAGAAGAGGATCAAGAGGAGGCACCTATGCTAGTACCTATGCCTATTTCTACCCCATATCAAGTGCCAGCGCCAGTGAAACGAACCAGAAAACATAGACGGGTATATAAAACACCCTCTCCCAAAACATTACATATGCATTTTACAAGTGCACCACGTAGTGCATCACGTAGTGGATCGCATAGTGATTATGCAAGAGGAAAAACGATAAAACATAAGTATAAACATCATAGAAACACGCATATGCGCACAAAAAAACATAGACCATCCTTTTCAAAATTTATTAGTGAAATGGTCACAAAGTAATAATATAATTTTTGCATAACAAAATTATATTATACGCCAAACAAATATATCTACAATATATATCAATGTCATTCAAAAAATACGGCGGTCTAAAATTTGCTGCTACAAATAATATCGTTAAAAGTCATTTTTCGAATTCAGACAACCCACAAATATCAAATTATTTAGGCCAACCAAATTCAAAAATCGTATCAGCGAGTCACATAGACATGAGTGATAATTCGATATGTAATGTACAATGTATATATTTTTATGACGGGACTGCTATGTGTACAGGGTTTCCAATTACTTCAGCGATGAATTGGGGTGACTATTTGTATTGGGATAGTAATGTATCTAAATGGGCTATCGGAGATACAAATATTACATTAGGTAAGAATGCAGGAAAGGTTCTTCAAGGATCCAGTGCAATAGCTATAGGTGCTGGTGCTGGTGATACTACTCAAGGATCTAATGCGATAGCTATAGGTGTTGACGCAGGTGCATTTTATCAAAGCAATAATGCGATAGCTATAGGTAGTTCTGCTGGTGAATTAAATCAAGGACCTAGCGCTGTGGCTATAGGTAATGGTACTGGCAATAATGGACAAGGAGATAGTGCAGTGGCTATAGGTAATGGTGCAGGTGCAATTGATCAAAGCAGCAATGCTGTGGCTATAGGTAATGGTGCAGGAACAACTAATCAAGGACCAAATTCTATAGCTATAGGCACTTCTGCAGGAAGTTTTAATCAATCTCCCAATTCAATAGTAATTAATGCGACAGGAGCAACTATAAATGGAAATGATCCAAGCGCTTGTTATATAGCACCTATTAGAGATGCATCAGGACGATCTATGTTAATGTATGATGGATCTACAAATGAATTGACATATGGAAACACTATAAACGGATCAATTACCTCAACCTCGTCAATTACGGCAGCCTCTTTCACAACATCCTCCGATTATCGTATTAAAGAAAATGTGGAATTGTTAGACGATACCTTCTCCGTGGACAATTTAAAACCAGTACATTACACAAATATAGTTACCCACAAACACGATATAGGTTTCCTTGCACACGAAGTCCAAAAAGAATTCCCTTATTTAGTCTCGGGAGAGAAAGATGGAGCTGAAACACAAGCCCTCAATTATCAAGGTCTTATAGGTGTTTTAGTAAAAGAAATTCAGGAATTAAAAAAACGAGTGCTCTTTTTAGAAGAAAAGACATAAGAAAAACATAAGAAAAGACAAAAGACAAAAGAAAAAAGAAAATAACATAATAATACATGACTGAAATAAATATTGGTACTACACCTACTGAATATTACACATATATCTCTAATAAAAAATATGATTTATACCAAATATTTGCAGCACCCCCATCTATATTACCTACTCCACCTATTACAACAAATTATTTTACTATTATATCTGGAACAAAATATGATTTATCTCAAATATTTGCGGCACAATCACCTATACCACCTACTCCACCTTTTATAACAGGATATAATAGTACAATATCTGGAACAAATTATGATTTATCCCAACTATTTATATTCTACCCAATAGACGTATCAAGCGGGTCAAATATAAAATTATATTACAATCCCGACAAATCTTACTATATACAATTTTCTCCTGGAACGTGTGAGTATAATTATATTATAAATACTACTACAAAGGGTTATTTAATAGGAGGTGGAGGTTCAGGTAGTTATGGGTCAACTAATTTTGCAGCAGATCCAAAAGGTGGAGGTGGAGGTGGTGGAGGTGGTGTCGTATATATTGATAGTTTAAGCGTAACTAACGTTTATCCAGTTAATATTACCATTGGTCAAGGAGGTAAACAACCAACAACAGACGTATCCGGTAATGGTACCGATTCTTCATTAACTTATAATACTACACCATATATAGCATACGGAGGACTTGGAGGATCTGTAAATTATTCTAATATGGGTAAGCAAGGAGGTGGTAATAATCAAGGAGGTGTGGGAGGCCTAGGAGGAGTAGGTACTCCAATACAAGGCGGAAATCCAGGCTTTGATGGAACATTAGGTGGCGGTGGAGGAGGATGTGAGGGAGGAGATATTAAAAATAATCCATCAAGTCCTCCAGTAGATATTAGAGGAGGAGGAGGAGGAGGAGCGGGCATTAATGGGTATCTTTATAATTATCCAATCAATATACCCTCTGGTGCTGGGGGTCAATATAGTGCAGGAGGTAATTATAATAGTGGAGCAGGTGGACTACAAGGATCTGATGGATCGCCTGGAACATATGGTGGAGGTGGGGGCGGTGCAGGTGGAACAGATATGACTCTGCATAGATTTTTGGGAGGAAATGGGGGAGATGGATTAGGATTAATAAAATTTAATTACTAGGGAACAAAAAAGAAACAAAAAAGAACAAAAATAGAAAACAAAAAAATTGATTATAAATTAAATAAGTAATTATAATCAACTACACATAAAATGACAAGCAAAAGCATTCTCTTACCCACATTATCTCTAAAAAATTCTCATCCTCGAGACAAAAATCTCGTATTCGATGAACCCACCCATAAATACACCATCACTACAGATCCATCATCATCATACACTTCAGTCACAACATGGAATCACTCACATTTTCCTCATTTTGATGCCGATGAAATCATTTCAAAAATGATGAAAGGAAAAAATTGGAACGCAGAAAATAAATATTGGGGTAAAACTCCAGAAGAAATTAAAGCAGGATGGACAGCAAATGCACAATCCGTATCAGGCGCTGGAACAGACCTCCATTTTGACATTGAATGTTTTATGAATCAAGATTTATCCCCCAATACCCATTTAAATAAACACATTGATTTATTAGCAAATTATAAAGAAAATTTACAAAGCGGTAAAATTCAGTTACCCAATGACTCTGAAGAATGGCAATATTTCCTCCAATTTGCCAAACAATATCCCGAATTGAAACCATATAGAACAGAATGGATGATTTATCACGAAGACTTAAAGTTAGCTGGATCCATAGATATGGTATATGAATTACCCGACGGAGCATTAATGATTTATGACTGGAAGCGGGCAAAAGAAATATCAAAAACATCCGGTTTTAATCAATACGCATTAACCCCATGTATAGATAATTTACCGAATACAAATTTCTGGCATTACAGCCTTCAATTGAACACATATAAGGCGATATTAGAGGCCAAGTATGATAAAAAGATTACCGATTTATATTTGGTAAGACTTCATCCAAACAATCCAAGAAAATCGTTTGATCTGATTAAGTGCGCGGACTTATCCGCAGAAATTGCCGAGTTATTCGAAGAAAGACGAAAAGAGGTGGAAATGCAAACGATAGAACGCATGCTAGCTAAAACTCTAGGGTACGCTTAAGACCTAACTCCTAACCGGTTCATAGTGCCCTCCAGTCCATTCCAATTCAATCGTCTTGGTACATAGTTCTGAAATAGGTAGAAATTCAATACTACTTTTTTCTCCCCCACGATTATTTCGCACGATAATTCTGAAACTCCATAAATTACATGCACATTGAATTTCAATAGCACCACCCCACGTGCTTTCACTTCGCATACTCTCGATATATTTACTAGCTCCACCAGGACCACTATCAAGCTCTAAAATAACAGCCGTATCTAATCCATCTATAATAGGAGAGTTATTTTGTAGATAATCACATATTTTTTGACGAATGGAATGACTTGATTCATTCGGAATAAAATGATGGAGACTATTGAACAAGCAGCTCATATATGTTATCATAATATATAAAATTTTGCTAAAATTATACTAAAATTATAATGTTATCCAAATGGATTTAAAAATATGACTTTATGATAATTATATTCAAATGAGCCATATGACCTATTCTACGAACTATCCCAATGAAGTATGCGATATCTCTCAGTTTATTTTGGTAGAAAACGTAAGAGAGACGATGTTACCCGATGATGCTCAGGAATGTCCGTGGATGACTATGGAACTAGAAGGAATAAATAAAATAGTACCACGAACAGAACAACCAATCAGCAATGATATTCTTTTCAATATGACGATATATACATTATTTTGTGCTTACATGTACTATAATGCGGAGGAGGGTGGTCGTGCAAGAGCATTTATGCGTTTTGTCTTTCAAGGCATATCATCAAGCATAGTAGATTCAGCAAAATGCGGTGCAAATGTGTTACAAGTTTTATATAAAATTGGTAGTAAAATGTCTCCTAAAAATTTGTTTGATGATAGTGATAAAGAGGAGGGTGAGTATAGTGAGTATAATAGTGATGAGGAAGATAATAGCGATGATGAGGACAATTATAAATTTAAGGAAGCCGAAGAAAGGAAACCTCTACCCAAATATGAAGATAAATATGTAGACCAATATAAAAAATTAGAAGATGTTGAATTATCAAAGGAGAAACTAGATAGTCTTAAAAATTCCATTTTGATGGAAACTACTCCCCTCGGAAATGTGGTCATGTTCTATGACAATTCCAGAGAGACATTTACATTTTATTCGGATAGCACTATTCCTTATCGGTATTTAGAAACGATTGGACGGAAATATGTGGTGATGAATAATTGCAAGAGAATATACGTTGATATGGAGGAGGAGATAAAAGAAGCGAAAGAGATAGTAGATCGAAAAATAGAAGCGGTTATCGCGGCAAAAGAAGCTGCAGAAGCAGCACAAGCAGAATCTGCAAAAGAGGCAGAAATGACCCCTTCTGTTACAACAAGAAGTAAGACGAACGTGTTTGCAAAATTAAAGACATATAATACAAATAATATTAAAATTGATCCAAAAGCGGAATCCGCTGCTGCGAAAAATACGAATGCGAGTGCATCTATGAATGCAAATACAAATACGAATACAAAAAATCAAACGAATAAGGTCGTAAAAGAAAGGGCAAATAGATATTCGTATGAAGGTAAATTGATTAATTTTAATTTTTTAAAAAAGGTGGACAGAAAGGTTGTTGATAAAAATTATGGTATGAGTTTTGCCGAGTTTAAGAAATCGCAGAAGGAAAAGGAAAATAAAAGCTCGTGATAATATAAGTATGTTATTGGCTAGAAAGAGAAAATACTCGCGAAAAAATAAAAAGGGGGGAGAAACGCAAATACCTATACCTGTACCTGCAAATGTAGAAGCAGCACCTGTACACGGGGGCTTATGGGATATAATTACTCCTATCACCAATTTAGTCACAAATGCAGCAATAAAAGGAACAACAACTCTAACAAAAATGGCAGCAGATACTATAGGTGTAGATACAACAAAAAATGAATTATCTGGAGCAATACAACAAGTTACTGAAGTTATAAACAATCCAGAAACACAAAATGTTATGACGGAGACTGCTAAAACATTAGGTAAAGATGCATCTATTTTTGTAGAAGAATTGAAACCATCATTGGATGAATTGGGTGAAAATGTTATCACACTAGCAAAAAAGGAAAGCAAGGCCGGGATTAGTGCCTTAAAGGATGTAACAGAAGAAATTCCTGGTGTTGCTACATTTTATGTATTAAATGATGTAGTAAAAGCAGGTGAAGCAGGCGTAGATGCTGCTGTAAAAACATCTGAAATTATGTCAGATACTATCACAAATACAGAAAATAAAATAGAGGAAATGAAAAAAATGGGAGAATCAAATTTATCATCTTTGTCAAATGCTACAGATAACGTGAAAAAAATGGGCGAGGCAAATTTAAATGCGCTTCAAAAACAAGGGTTAGACGCACAAAAACGGATTGAATCTAGTACAAATGCACTAATAAATACAGATGATTTAAAAAATGCACAATTACAAAAACTAAATAACATGAAAGATCGCATATTAAAAAATCAAGCAATGGTTAACCCTCTAATGGCTGCTGCTGCTGGTGGAAGCAGAAAATATAAAAATAAGAAGTTTTTACGTATATCTAAAACTAGAAAATCGAAAATGTCTTCAAAAACAAAGAGGAATAAACGTGTGCGATTTTCTATCTAAATTATTTGGATTCATTCTTTTCTAACCATGTACGATAACCAGTAGTCCTAGCTATGTTAAATGATGTACCTAAATGACCTTTTGCAATCATATATACCTTTCTCTCAGTTTCATTCAATTGACCTAAATATCGTATAACTTTATCCTTAACATCTTCTGGATAATTTTGGTTAGATTCGGGAGGAAAACTGAGACAAGTTAACTCGTTTGTTGCTGTTGATACTTCTGCTATCATGATAATATATTGTTAATAATATCTACACGGATATTATTAAATCAATTTTTTGTGTAATACAATCAATCAATCAATCAATCAATCAACCAATCAATCAATCAACCAATATATGTGATAAATGCAATAATCTTTTTGTTGTCAAGCCGAACCTCACTCGTATTCATCATTTTTGTTAAACCAGTATCAATAGAATATCCATTGGAAAGTAAAAAAGAAAACAAATCAGGAATCTCGTCATCACCCATCAAACGTCCAGTACCAGCACCAAAACCAACCCCACCATACATATACATTGACCCTAGAGCAAGCGCACAATTATGATTCAATCTTCTACTAGAACTATTATTACCAAATTGAAATGGAGATAAATATGGCATAGTTATGCGTTGTACAAATTGTCCGAGTGGACCTCTCGGTAATAAATTTATAGTAATAATATTTCTATAAGATTGATCATTTTGATTCGAAGTATCCCTATATACTTGTGATGAAAGTACATAAGTAGTTGGATATTTTGCCATGATATATTTACATTTACAATATATTTTTGTAATACTAAAAAAATTGAAATAAAATGATCAAAATAAAAGTATTACACCAACATCAATATATTATAGCGTAAGCTAAACAAACAATCAATCAATCAAAAATAAAATGACACAAGAATTCGAATTAGAGTTAGAAATAGGGTCAAGAATCGGGAGAGAGGAAGAAGCCTCAACAAAAATATGTGCATACACCTCCGCTGACGCTAGAGAGTATAATCAGCAAACAGATGGCCGCGAAGCGACCAGCAGTTTTCCTACAAACATATATCGATACAAATTTACACAATCATTCATGGATGAGCTATATCAATTTTCAAAAATCCATCAATACGACGATAGAAAGAGTTTCAAAGAAGCCTGGTTATTATGGGTAGAAACCAATCTAGATATGATTAACACAGAAATTGTCAGATTAACCGACCTACAATATGACGGAGATATAGTAGATAAAATGTTCAAAAGTGCGCGATATTATTTCAGAAAAAAGAGCACTAAAAAAACAGAACCATGTATTAGGCGCAATTATGTGAGTGTGCAGAAGGATTTATTAGATGAGATGGATGGACATATTGCGGCTAATATTGTTAATGATAATTACAAACCATCTGATGGATTTTCAGAGTTTTGTAATAATAACGTAGATGCATTGAAGAAAGGAGTTGCTCATTTGATGGAGCAAGGAATGAAAGATTCACATGAAATCAAGGATAAGATTAAAAAGACATACAAAAATAGATATTTCATATTTATCACAAACAAGTAGATAAATAGATAAACAAATATATCAATATATAAAATAATACAATAGATGAAGTCCAAAATTCCATCCTATAAATCAACGTTTTATAAGTTTATCAAACCAGATGATGCAGCACCTGCAACAATAAATGGCGTTTATGAGTATAAAAATGTTATAAAACCTCTTTCTTTTTTTTCCATCAATGAAATATATGTCTCGAAATATATCGTGAATATACCCAACTATTTTTTATATTTCATACCCATATTGAAGAGTACAACTATTACTCTACCAACATTGGCACAACAAGAACAAACACAAAAACTACTTATTTACACACGCGACTTAGATAGTGACAATAATTTCTATCAAATGTTTAACAATCTTGGTAAAGGTAGTGGATGCAATGAAGTTGTGGGCCAAGTTGTAACACCAGAAGACATAACACTAACAAAGGGTTCAAACAATATCGGTAAAAGTAGTAGTAATAGTAAAAAAGGCATTATACGTATAATAGATAGTTATAAATATTTATTACACATCATACACATTCTTAATACTTATCAGATAGTTCATCTAAATATCATTCCAAACAATATCCTATTTAATTCAGATAACAATCCGATATTATCAAACTTTACTAACTCTTTTCACTTTCCATCTTTGAATGAAGAGAGAAAAAGTAATCTATTTAAATCATATATTCCTAAAAACCAAAACCAAAATCAAAGCAACATATTTTATACACAACCACTAGAAGTATATGTAATAAGTTTTTTGGAAAATCAATCAAATAATAGCAGTTTATCATTATCCAATATTGAATTATTGTGTTCCAATTTCACAACCCTTTCATTTTCATCTCTAAGCATATTTTCAGAAACTTATATAAAAGAATATAAAGAACAGGCAGTTTTCTCTCTTCGATGTTATATTAATAAACCAAAAGAGTATGTCGTAAATGAACTTCTGAAGAATAGTAGTACTTGGGATAACTATAGTTTGAGTATGTTATATTTACACCTTCTGAACTTTCATTTTGTAGGTGCAGGTGAAAACCATATGAACAACAAGTTTATTATCAGCTTCTCTCAAATATTGATGAATAATATTCATGCAGAGGCATCTTATAGATGTTCTCCTAGTCAAACATTGGAGTTGTTCGAAGAGGCGTTATATAGCATAGATGCCCGGACTATTGCTAGCATAGCATAGCATAATATAGTATTTCGGTAACACTATATTATATGATTGATTGTGATTTATTTACGAGCCTTTCGTGTACCCTTCTTGGACTTCTTGGACTTTTTCGATTTTCTCGATTTTCTCGATTTTCTCGATTTTTTTGAAGGGGAAGGTGCCACAGCTTCTTCGACCGCCGCTTCCGCACCAACAACTTTTGATGCGGTTTTCTTATATAATTTGGCAGCATCCTTCATGGCATCCTTAAATTTATAATTAGGCTTTCCTGCAGCAATGCCTTTTTTATACGTAGAAGTAACTAGATCAGTCCAAGCGGTCATCTTATATAGTTAAATGAGAAAATATATGAATACTAGATTATATTTCTAAACAACGCATAAGAAAAGTAAAAAAATTGAAGTAAAATTAAAAGGTTATAAAATAGTATAAACATTACCATTCAATTTAAAATGATATTTACCCGATATTTATATTTACAAGACGAAGTTAAGATAGCATTGATGGTATCATTACTTAATAAAAACAATGCTAGTATATTTTGGGCATATGAATTATACTATTCTGGGTTTGAAAAGGAGCTATTTAAGCTGTTGTGGAAAATATATTATGCATTTTACTACACATTAAACCCCGCATTTCAACAATATTTCATAAAAAAACACAAAGATTGGCTAAAGATGGGTGCATCCATAGAACGAGATAAATTTATATCTATCATAGTCAACAATTTATTGATTCGACCATTCAACTTAGATGTGTTTATGCTAAGGCAAACAACAAAATCGGAGAAATCAAAAACAACAAATAACTCTGTTTTCCTACAAATGTTACAAAAAAATGAATATGTTAATGTTGCCGAATATATATTACATCAATGCCCTGTGGATAAATTAGTAGATACCTTAAATAGTGTTGTTGGCTATTTTATAAGCAAAAATGTGTCATTGGATAAAACCAAGATCATGAAGAATTACATATCGGTAACAAGATTATCATTAGTAGATATACGAGTACTACTATTGTCGAATATAATGCTTTATTATTCACTTGAAGCAGGGCTAACTATGGGTAAAAAATTGTATATAATAGTTGATCCTAGTGATATCGTAATGTATGAAACCATAACTACCAATGATAAGTTAGCTGCTCGCGACATTTTACCAATAGCGTGTATGTATAATATAGACGAACATCAATGTTTGAGTTTATTCAATACAGATAGAAATAATTTGGAGGAAAACGGAAATGAGCGAAACGAATCGAAGTTTTCTGATTATACTCCGGAGCGCAAGCGGAGGAGTATACAGGAAATGTATTGGTATCATTGGGAATATTATGCATCCTTCTCTCCTATTTGGCTAGATAGAATCGCAAAATACAAGGGTGTATTGAATCATATAGACAAAAAGGTAGAATTCATAGATTATGCACATATGGAAGAATTTTATGATCAATTTGGATATGAACCAGATGAACAAAAGAGAGAAATACAAGAAAAAAACATTCAACCGATAAAAAATATTAGAACGTGGTCCAGTTTTTATGAAGAGTTCAAACACAATAGTCTCTTGTGTTGTCAGCCTGAGCCACTACGAAGTGTGGTGAAGGCGTAAATTAAATAATTTTCGTTTTATACGTGGAAACTTCCACTTTACCAGCAACATTGGTTTTTGCAACATTTTCAAGTAAAGTATATATTATTTCAAGGTCTTTTTCAGACGCATATCTGGAATATTTTTTACATAAAACAGCGCCTTGTGTAACGATATATTTTATATTTTTTTTATTTGTACCATCTGGTATTACTGCTACTACATGACAAGAAGATCGTCCGCCTCCGACATGAAACCATAAATCACCTGCAGAACCATTATCAATAATAGTATCATTGTCCGCTGCATTTTCACCAACATTAAATTCCACCTCCTCCTTCAATGCATCAATATATATCATATGAGTCTTCATTTCCAATTATACGTTGTAGTTGCAGATAATAATGAGTGTATTTTTATTTCAATTTTATTGTGTGGAGGAAAACGCAGACACTGCGCAAGTGGCATAACAACGTAGCGACTCGAAGTTTTCTGATTATATTCCGAAGGCGCCAGCCGAAGGAATATGAAGAAAAACACAAGCAGAAAGAATATACAAATAAAATTGAAATGAAAATATCATAATAAAATAATACTAACTTATACAAACAACCCTAAAATGGTTAGAAATCTTAAAGGTGGTAGCGGTGCGAAAGGACAAGCAAGAAAACACACTAGCACCGGATCAAGTGCTTTAATAAAGACCCGTCTAGCAGTAGAAGAGGGTGAATTATATGCCCAAGTTACAAAAAATATGGGAAATGGAATGTGTCATGTTTTATGTCAAGATGATAAAACAAGACTCTGTTTCATTAGAGGTAAATTTCGTGGAAGAAGTAAACGTGATAATATGATCTCCAATGGAAAGTGGGTATTAATAGGATTGCGTGATTACGAATCAGAGAAAAAAGATAAATTAGATAATTGTGATCTATTAGAGGTGTATTTAGACCAAGATAAAGATAAATTAAGATCACGTGCAACTCATATAAATTGGACGAAATTCTTGGAAAATGATAGTGCGAACTCATTTACACCAGCAGAAGACGGCGTACGATTTACAGATGAACGCGAGGATGACTATAATACTTTGATGGATAGTATTTCAAAAGCTCCAGCGAATTCATTAAAATTAAGTTCTGCGAGTGCTATAAAATCAACCTCATTAGTCGTAGAAAAAGAGGAAGCTGATGTAGATGTAGATATCGATGATATTTAGATCATATAACGCAACTCTAGAAAATTTATAAATTTTATGTTATACTTGAGAAGTATAAAATAAAAAAAACAACTCCACTTATATACTCTGGGGCATTAGCCGAGGAGTATATAAGTGGTTATTTTTTTTGTAAAGTGTAAAACAAATCCAATACCCACACCAAAGCGGGTAAAGGTCATGATATTTACACATATATTCCTAATGCTCTATAGCATTATGATATTTTGCGATCTCCTGTAAATGATATAGGTGTTTTGAAGTAAATTTTTGTAAGTATATGAAAAGTTTGCTGTTAGGAGACAATATAACTATATATTATCCTTTAAACCCTTTGCGATTTAAATGCACATAAAATGTAGGAATAGAATTATTATATAATATTATTATATAGAATGTCGTATTCTTTGAGAAAACGAAGAAGAATAAGTAAAATAGCCAAAAGAAAATACAATAAAACTCGTAGATGTAAAAAAAGTAGAAAACAACATGGTGGAAGTAATTTTATACTAAAAATTGAGGGACTTTTAAACAATTTTAATTTTTATACAGAACGTGAAAAAAATACATTAATGAAGAAACTGATCTCAACTCAATGGCGGTATGAAGAGAACCCCCGTTATAAAAACATATTAATTAACAAACTTAATCTCGCATTAAATTCTACAGATTCAACACCGGATGAAAAAAAAATTTTCATTTATAAATTATTTGATTTTTGGGTACACCCCGAGAGATATCATCAAGTAGCCTCAAATCAATAAATAATAAATATAATAGAAATAGTTATATTCCCCATTATTTTTTATATAATCATGGTATTATGGAAACATATTCCTCCACCGATGTTCCTCCAAACTTATGTCATGTTCCTGTGTCTATCGGTGAATTATTTGATAAATATACTATTTTACAAATCAAAAAAGAGAGAATTACGCATGAACAGAAATTGAGCATGGTAGAAAAAGAATTAGCATATTTAAAAACATATATAGACAAGTATCCTCTAGAACCAGAGTTAGTGAATGAATTAAAGGAAATAAACGAAGAGCTTTGGGTAATTGAAGATCAAATAAGAGAGAAAGAAAAACGTTGTGAATTTGATGAAGAATTTATAGAGTTAGCTAGACGTGTTTATATAACAAATGACAAAAGAAGCGAAACAAAAAATAAAATTAATTCAATATTAAAATCCGAATTAATGGATATAAAAAGTTATTCACAATATTAGATTATGGATGAAATAGAGCGGTATACAAAAATAATAGAAACTAATCCGGCAAATGTAAATAAATATTTACAAGAATTGGGCGCAATATATGAAACCCAAAAAAAGTATTATGATGCAGTTGCATGCTATGTTAAAATATTAAAAACAGAAAAAACAAATTCATCTACCATTTGTATAATAACAAACCAAATAGGAGTATGTTATAGTAATATAAATCAATTTAAATTAGCCATACATTATTTCAATAAAGTTTTAAAAATAAAAGAAATCCCTCAGGTGTATTCTAGCATAGGAATATGTAGTATAAATTTAAAAGATTATAAAGCAGGAGAAATAAGTTTATTAAAATCATATGAGATGGATAATATGAATAATCAAACGAATAGTTTGTTGGGACAATTATATTATTATACAAAAAAATATGATAAATCTATAAAATATTATAGAAAGGCAATAAATAAAGAGGATGATCCAAATAAATTATATACATTATCATTTAATTATTTGTCAAAAAAAGATTTTAAAACCGGGTTCGAGTTATACGAAAATAGGTTGGCTCACAATAATATAAATAAGCAGACAAATGTAAATGAAAGGTTAGATGTTCCGTTAGCATACTGGAATGGTAGAGATAAATGTAGCAAATTATTACTTTTGGCGGAACAAGGATTAGGTGATAATATTCAATATTATAGATTTATTATTGAGTTGTCGGAAAAATATCCAACCATGAAAATAACCTATTTTTGCAAAAAAGAATTAGCTCACATTTTCACCACGTATAATAATATTGAAATTATACATAACATACTTTTATCTAATAATGGATTTGATTATGATTACAAGTTATATATTATGTCCTTGCCAAAAATATTAAAATTGATCACTATTGTTCCTAATAAAATAAATTATATTAAAACACATGAAGATAAGTTAACTTTATGGAAGGATAAAACGAGTTCATTAAAAAAATATAAAGTCGGATTTGTTTATAATGGATTAGTACTATCCTATGTAGAAAAAAACATACCTTTAAAAGAATTTGAAATCTTTTGCGATCTAGATATAGAATTAATTTGTCTTCATAGAAAAGGTGAATTAGAACCTGATTTAAATAATGTTAGTTTTAAAGACAGAATAACTCATTATGATATTGATATTGAAAAACCATTTGAAGATACTATTCATTTATTACAAAATTTAGATCTATTAATTAGTATTGATACCTATATAGTTCACCTAGCAGGCGTGTTAAATGTTAAAACGTGGTTGTTGTTGGGTATTTCGGATTGGCGTTGGTCAGATGATGAATCTACGACGTATTGGTATGATTCAGTCGAACTAATAAGGGCAAAAGAAGGAGCTGACCTGAAAGACGTATTACAAGTAGTAAAAACTAAATTGAGCGATCAACTTACATCCAATAGATCCATAGACAATATATAGTAAACTTACTTAGAGTAATAGTTTTATATTATATTATCAGACAACACACTCACACTCACACCTAATAAACTTATAATAAACTATAATATTATGAATATTTTCAAGGCACCCCAACCAAATACTACCACAGATCAAAGATCTTCTTATTTTAAGCCATATAATGCGCCAGACAAAAACAAGGCGAAGGCATTCAATATGATGGAAAAAGATTTTCCAGATTTTATTGCAAATAATACCATATCCATGAAATCAGATAATGACTTACAATCATTAAGTTATATGAAAGCTTCTACCCAAGAAATCATCATTCTAGAAAGTAATGAAATAAAATTAGATCCAGGATGGATAAGTTTATCTTACGATAGTAATCGTAATTTAGTAACGAAACCATCATCCAATAATGTATTAAAAGAAGGCTCCGATAATTTATCTCTAGAAGAATATAGTAGGCATGCAAATTATATATTTGATGGAATCACTCGTAAATGGGAACTATACAAAGAAAATTTCATAGAATTATATGGCATAGAAGAATACGATAGGATATATTTAAAGATTATAATTCACGAGGAAGAAGAGATGGAGGAAGAAGAAGTATATGACAACTATTATGAATATGAATATGGGTACGATAATTACTAACAGAATAGAGTAAAACGTAGTCGAATGAATATAAGTTTAATTTAATAATGTATTATAAATTTACAATATAATACATTAGTTACGATGAATGAAGAATGGGAAAAAGAATGGGAAGAAGATACTATTTTAGACAGCAAATGGATTGAAGATTTTCAATCACAAGATAAAAAGTATGAAAAATATTATAAGGACGATTTACATCACATTAAACTACATTGCATTTATATAAACGCAAATAATGAGATAGAAAGAATCAAAAAAGAAGAGGTACATTTGAGATCACCCAATTATATTTCTAGAGAAGAAATAATTGGAATACTAAAACGGAACAGCATAATCAATAACCAAAGATACTCCGTTTTGTCCATATTAAAATATAACATTGATATTGAACCATCTGACGTACAATTTTTTTTAATGGATAAGGATAGTGGTAGTGGTAGTAATAGTAGCAGTAATACCTTTCTAACATCTATAAAAAACATTGATGCTATACCATTAAATCAATCCATAAACATGTTTTCCAATCTGAATAATTTACTCGTCATTTATAATGAAAAGGTGATGCTAACAAACAACAATAACAACACCATCACCCAACACCATAATAATACAACAAAAAAAATATATATTAACCCCGTATATCGTAACAAAAAACACAATAAAACACAAAGAGTAACATTAAGCTTATAGAAACAACTTAAAGCAAAACCTAAATAAATATATATCATACCCTTGATAAATGGCAGCACTAATAAACGCTCTTGACATGCAAACCCCGAAACAAATTGGAGAGAACGGACATATTGAATATACTTGGTCGAATAGTAATTTGAAAGAAAAAATCACTCAATTTCATTTCCAAGTGACCCGAACAGATGAATCTACTATTGAATCACTATCGAAAGTCCTCCGGCAAATTTTGACCAGATTACAAAAGGGGTTGTTATCAAATAAAGCCGAGAGCCAAGAGCTACTCTCAATATTATATAAAATGATCGGACACACACGAGACATTGTTAATGGTAAGGGCGAATATGCTCTATCCTATATGATGATCGTTGTGTGGTACGATTTTTTCCCTGAACTAGCCATGTTCGCATTAGAAAAATTTGTGTCATTTACAAATGACAATGACATTGAAAATTTATCAGAGCACCCATATGGATCATGGAAGGACATTAAATATTTTTGCAACTATTGTAAATCACAATTTATGCCAGTAAGTCATCCATTAATTCAATATGCATTCAGCTTATTGAATAATCAAATTGCCAAAGATGCATCAACCCCTTCTACCACCCCAAAATCATTGGCCTCAAAGTGGACTCCTAGAGAAAAATCGACAAAATTCGGTTGGATTTTTCAAGAATTGGCATTGATTTATTTCGGTAACTACCTTGAAACCGCTACTACTCCAGATAAGTTTGATAGAGCCGTACTTAAATGCAAGATGGATTATCGAAAGGTTTTGGCATCCCTCAATAAGCAGTTAAAGACTACACAAATTGATCAATGTGCAAATACCTGGCAAAATATTGATCATTCCAAGACCACTTCTATTACCATTAGCAAACAGAAACAAGCATTTTTGAATGTCAAAAAGGATGGAAGTCAAAGGAGCGAGGCGATTGATCGCATTATTTGCGCGGATAAATTTAAAGAACGTATTAACAAGGCTGCTGCGGGAGAATGTGAAATGAAAGGTTTGCGAGTAGGTTTGGAACTTTTTACTATTCAAGCAATTGAATTAATTGAACGCAAAAATGAGCATAAGGACCAAGACGACTACCAAATAGAGATGGACTTATTAAACGCGCAGTGGCTCAACAATGCAAAACAAACAGAATCACTTAAGGATATGATTGCAATGGTTGATTTTTCTGGGTCCATGGATGGACCACCCAAACATTGTGCATATGCAATGGGATGTCGTGTGGCAGAGAAATCTCGACTAGGTAAACGAGTGATGTCTTTCTGCAGCAACCCTACATGGCATAATCTGGAGGATTGTAATAATTTTACAGATATGGTTGAACGTTTACAAGAAGGGGAATGTGGGTATTCCACCAATTTTTACTTGGCTCTAGATCGTATTCTTGACGCTATTATCGAGATGAAGCTTACTCCGGCCGATGTATCCAATTTAACATTGGCTGTTTTTTCGGATATGCAAATCAATGAGTCCGGCGGTGATGATGCTCCTCCTCCTAATATGGGTACTATATATGATGTAATGAAACTAAAATATGCTGCTGCTGGAAACCGCTTATACGGAATTCCATTTGATCCTCCACCTATGCTTTTTTGGAATCTTAGATCTACTGACGGATTTCCAGCTATGTCATCACAACCGAATGTCTCGATGATGTCGGGATTTAGTCCAGCACTCCTGAACCATTTTTGTGAAAATGGTTTGCAAGCATTCGAATCTTGTAGTCCATGGTCCACATTAGTCACTATGTTGGAACATTCCAGATATAAGTGTTTAGAAGAAAAAGTTTGGAGCATGGTGTGGAGGGAAACGAAGGGTTTCCTTAAATAATCCTCTTAATCTTAATAAACGGCAGCAATTTACTCTTGAATAATTTCACATACAATTTATCATTCGTGAAAAAAATATTAGAATCTTTTAATGCAAAATGTGACGTCATATTTATAGCAACTATACCCGAATTAACTATTTTCAAAAAACAATCCTGACTAGTAAATTTACCAACCAATTCTAATTCCGCATGTCTTACCAATGACTCATAATCATGTATCAAATGCTTTTTATTATTTATCAAATGTGTCAATCGAAAACAAGCATCACTTTTTACTCCAAATAAATACGACTGATAATGATATTTTATTTGCGTACTATTATTGTACCCATATAAATCCACATTTCGATGTGTCATCAAGTTATAAAAATGAAAAATCGATGCTTTAATGATAATAGAATCATTTGTAAACACCACATAATCATAACTTTTATAGTCATAATTATTTAAAATATAATTCCATTTTCCAAAATCCATCAATTTATCATTCGGGATCATATAATGCGCCTTCAATCGACTACTGATTTTGTCCTTCAATACATCACCATATTTTACACCTACACTATCAATCACAATAACATCATTCGAAGGAAATAACAAATACATCAAATTGTTTAATGTAGCATTCAATTTAATCTCACTATCCGTATTACATGCAACAATAGTCAAATATTTTTTAGAATTATTCGAAGGAGGATAACTATTCATATTCATAAGCGCTATCGAATTTTGTACGAAAATAGAGGATTTGGACGAAGTTTTATGAATGTTCATGTGATATATATTTATCGACGCACAATTAAATTTAAAATTGAAGCGCAAATTAATGAAGTAACAAACCAAACAAACAACCCAAATAAACCAATATGGACCATATTCCTATAGTCACTAGCAGATTTAATAATAATACGTGGGCAGAAAATATAGAATATCGATTAAAGAGTAAAGATGGCGGGTGTATTTATGGCGCACCTCTAAAAATGACGGATAAAATATCAGGAAATGCATTAGTATTTGTCGTCGAGATGAACAACGAAACAAACAAAATAGAAGGTGTAGGATTAATACGAAATATAATTCAATTCGATAAATATTATAAAGTATACCAAACAGGAAACTATAATCGTTATGTTTATAAGAGCGAGTACAGAATAGGGAGAGAAGAACTAAAACAATATAATCCCGAATTAATCAGTATATTAGACTACATTTTATTCAAAGAAAAAACCCATCTAAAGCGAGGTTCCGGATTTACCATGATTCCAGATAAGTTATTAAAGCATAAAAAATGTGGAGGATTACACTTGAATCAAGAATTAAAAACGATATTCCAAAGGCATTATCCTAATAGCACAGATACATCGGACATAGAAAAGAGAACTAAAAATTAGTCACTTATCCAAATAAATGCATAAAAGTATATTATAAATTATCTATATTATCTATAATATACGCACTAATGACAAACATTGACACAAATATAGACAATTATACCATAGCAGAATTATTGCTTATTTTAGATATTGATACACCAACCTCTGATAATGTGGATAAAGCAACAAACGCATATATATCTAGATTTGAAGCAGAAAACAATAACGAAATGGTGAATTTTTTTATGGATATGCAGAATAAATTAGAGCAATACGTGGATGATTTAGAGACAAGCGACGATCCCGCTGAAATGCAGGGGGCAAAAGAACAAACTGCTAATTGGTGGGCAAATCAAGCATTAAAACAATCATCACAAGTTCAAAACGACAAAATTACCGATCGTGTTCAGAAAATAGACGTATATAATGACAATCATTTACCCATGAAACGAGAGCAATTAGGTGTAAACAATGTCAAATCTATTGACGTAGCCCAAGATTCATTGAATCCTAATTTAGAGAACACCACTACACGTCTGATAAATCTAGATAGTCAATATAGACAATCTTCTGTAGAAACGGATTTATCCACTGATTATACATTGGATTTAACAGAACCTTTGTTGAATACTCTTTCTCTCAAGTTATACTCATATCAAATTCCTTATAGCTGGTATGCAGTAGATGCCTATAATGGCACGAATTGTTTCTGGATAGTGTTTTTAGATGCCTCGGGAGATCCCTATTTTTTTACTGACGCAAATGGCCTTAGCAAACCGGGTGTAAATATATCGATTGAATCAGGAAATTATGATATGAATTCTTTTACGACGGCTATAAATACGTCCCTCAAATCAGCCGGGTTTACGACGATACCTGATGCATCCTTATCTAGTTACCCTGTGAGCATTAGCGGGGCTAGTGGAAAAATGACTATGAATCTATGGGGGCTCACTTTTACAAACCCCTATGCTGCTACACAAACCGCAAACGTAGATGCGTCTACCAATATCGTATTTTTTGATCCAACCGCGTCCCTAACGTGCTTTTTAGGATGCTCTCAACAACTCAATATTAATCAAACATTGGGTTGGATAATGGGGTACAGAGTTCCGTATATACAGGTTGATCCATCCGGTAATAAAGCACCGGCAGTAGTCGATTTATATGGTCCCAAATATTTGATATTGGCGATTGATGATTATAATCAAAATCACATTAATAATGGGTTAATCGGTATTGCAGAACCATCAAAATCTATCAAACTACCATCGTATTATACACCTGATATGCCGTATACATGCACACGAGCCAATCCTATCCCATCGGTAAGCAGTGCGTCTGGAATACTATATTCAGACAAACTAAATGCCACATATGCAGCAGTACCACAAGTATTACCTAGCGCTCCTAGGACATTAACGCAATCACAAATATATAGTATTAATGAAATCATGAAAAATAACGAAAAATCATATAATTATCGATTATCGTCTCCTACAACAACAGATACCTTTGCACTGATTCCGGTAAAAGGGGGTGGATTAAGTACGGGGAATGTATATGTGGAATTTGGTGGATCATTACAAGATAATAAACGCGTCTATTTTGGACCCGTAAACATTGAACGTATGCGCATAACCTTGTATGATGATAAGGGGAATGTGTTGAATTTAAATGGAGGAGACTGGAGCGTAACTCTAATGAGCGAAAATTTGTATCAATATTAGATAGACAATCCAAACAAAAAATATATTTGTATAATATATATAACAAATGGATATGATTATAAAAGCGGTAGATTTATGTGGTTTTTTCGGACCACCTATATTATTCTCAAGCTCCCTCTATTTTTTATATAAAAAATCATCCTTATTGAATATTTATTTACTCGGGTTTACCATTAACATGTTAATCAACTTTGTAGTAAAAGGATTTTTAAAATATCCGAGACCTTCTGAAGATATTCATATCTTCAACGCCCTCGTAAATAGCGGAAAACGAATCGGTTTCGACCGATATGGTATGCCATCAGCTCATGCACAAAACGTATTATATTCAACCATTTACATTTATTTTGCATTAAAAGATGTGAAAATAACCATTTTCTATGCCATTATCTCTCTATTAACCATGTATCAACGAATAAAATACAAAAATCATTCAGTAATACAAGTGATAGTGGGTGCTATCATGGGAGCCCTTATAGGCTATAGTTTTTATATATATGCAAGGAAAACTATTACGGGTAAATTGAAAGGTCGAGAAGATGATAATGCGCCAATATAATGATATACACTAGATCCTAGTCCTCGTATCGATCAATCGATAACTTGAATTAGCTATAGTTTTTGGATGGATTATTCTACCACCCGCATTAGAAATCTGTGTGGCCGTTATATTTGCCTCTTCATTTAATGAATGTAACAATTCCTTACCATATTTTCCATCAAACCCATAAATAACGGAATTGTCTATTTGGGTCCAAACATCTGGATAACTTTCCGACCATCGAAATTGAATATTTACACTATCATATCCAGTACTATCATATCCATAACTATTATTAACCATGGGGGTAAGTTGAGGATAAAATCCGTCACCTAATTCTTTCTCATATGTATCAAAATACATTTTACGCACAAGGACTATTTCCCGTGCTACACACATCGGTTTTGGATTCGGGTTTTGTGGTTGTAATATGGTTATATGACCTGGAACGGGTATGCTGTGAGCCGTAGACACTGCGCAGTGTGTCGAAGGTGAGTGATTGGGACCAGAATGACCAGAATCATCATCATCAGATAACATATAATGTATGTTATATGTTATTTATTTTTATATCATATTTGGATAATAAATGCTCCTGCTTTATCTACTACCTCTTCGTTTTTTCATCGTTTTATTTTTTAATCCAGGCATCTTAATAGGTCCAGTTAATTTTACTCTTTCGTTCAATATAGGATATTTATAAGAAATAAAACAAATGGTCGCAAAGACTGTTCCATGCAACTCTTTGATATGAAGCTCTTCATAAACATACTTTTTACCAGGATGAATTATGTATCCCTTATCCGTTATATTATCTTTGTACATTTGCGTCTCCCCCTTAATATTCCCATATCCACGACGTTTAATCATACCTGCTATCGATTGACCCAAACTATCTTCAGATACCTTACGACTACCAGATCCAGAATATTCGCATGCAAAACTACCTAAATATTTTCCATTGGGATCAATTATACTTGTGGTCATAACCGCGGCAGAAATAGTTTCCCCCCTTTTACCATTCGTTTGTGCCATAATGCATTCCAACACCTCACCCCAATTTAATCGCTTTAACCCTTCTTCGTGTGTTATTTCTTTCGCCCCTGTGGGAATAACACTTGTATATAAAACTATGTTCGCGTCCTCAATACCTGCATCATTCAATGCAGCATCATATGAACCCGTTTCATATGGTAACCCTTTTGATCCTACTGAAGATTCACCTTTTCCAGTAGTAATAAAATATTCATATGGAACTCTATTACCTAACAATTTATATGCCATTTATATATATATATTATTAGACATATTTATTTTATTCCTACTATTTTGTGCTATTTTGTGCTATTTTCACAATCTAAAAAATGCCCCAAATAAATTTCATGATCCGAAGTAGTTGTATGTACTAAAGAATATTGATCCGCACATGTTGGATCCTCCCCTGAAGATGCACTACACATCCTAAGTAACCCGTCTTTTTCTTCGAACACCTCCCTACATGAATGTACGTAACCCATTTCTAAAGGAGGTACATGTGGAACTATGTCTGTATTATGTGTGAATCGCCATAATTTGTTTTCCCCTATAATGGTGTTTACAAATGCGGCATATTTTGCATCTCCTATACGGGGTTGTCCAAAATTATATATCGATAGCGACGATAATAATGTGCTATTTATGGATGTAGTCGCTTTTAATTCCATAGCTATAAGCTGCCCGACGGCCGCACCCAATGAATGCGATGTGACGATAATATTGTCATACCTATATTTCTTATTGAGAATTTTAACTATATCGATCACCTGTGATTTTAATGAAGTGGTTGCTCCATAGAACCCTTTGTGAACAGCACAATTACATTCAGGGTACGTTACATATGGTGTTTTCAACACTTTGAAATCGTCTAACCAATTTCGAACAGAAGAAGAACCGCGAAATGTGATATAGATGGATTTTGTAGAAGGTAATACACCTACAAACCCTTGTAAATCTGATTTGGGATCATATAGAATAGATTCCACTATAAATCCGGTAGCAGGACCAGATAAAACCATTGTTTTATAATTTTCTTTATTACAATAAGAAGCCCCGCTTAACCATACTGCGGTATTGGCAATATCTAGTGAATATGCTGATAGTGTCGTAGCAGCAGTAGTTATAAGTGTATATGCACAAAATAGTCGAAAGATTATAAAGTACATTTATGTATATTGGGATAAAAATATATAAAAAAATGAATATTGTGGAAGAAAACGGAGATAATGCGCAAGTGGCGCACCGAACCGAAGTTTCCCGAATTATATTCTGAAGGCGTTAGCCGAAGGATTATGATACCAGTCGAAGGTATATAATTATTTGGTGATAGTTTTATGAATTAGTTCTATTTCATTTTCGGATAAATTGTATAACTTATATATCGTCTCATCACTTGTAATGCCTACTAAACTTATCTCTTTCATATTTTGTATTACAACATCTCTTCCATGAATATTATCAGTCATAGTAATTAAATTTAAATATTTTATTAATTTGGAATTTATCAATGTAACAAACCCATTATACTTTTCTTTCGTATCGCACAATAAATATATCATATTGTCAGACAAGTTGTATTGACCAAGCTCGTCATGAGAAGGCATAAGATATCCTCCTGTACACATTACCACCTTAGGTATTCCATGTTCATTCATTAAATGTTTGTTGTAATAAACATCACCTGGAAATGGAGTTGATTTATTAATTTTATCAATAATAGGATATTTATAACTATCAACATTTTCGCGCGAAATATCACCATTCACAATATGAGTCGTTCTAATTCTTTGTAGTGTTTGTTTATTATTTATGTTATAAGTTGCTTTTTTAATATCAAATGTTGTATGTAATTTAGATATAATGTTAGAACATTTATTTAATATATTAAAATCAATATTTGACAAACATAAAGGTAGTTCTTGTTTTTCGCAAATGGTTATTTCATCCGTTTCAATTTGTTTGTTTCGTAAGAATTCTACTTTTGTTTTACATGAAGTAACTATATTATTTTTGATCAAGAAATAAGCAAAATATGTACTAATTCCTTTAAAATGTCTATTTGCTGTATTTAAAGATAAATATAATATTTCATAAAAATTGTCTATGTATTTTCTATTCTTATCCTTGTTGGTAATATAATTTTTTATATTAGTTGGAGTAACAAACAATAGGTATCCATTTTTTTTTAAAATACTTAATGAATATTTGATAAATTCCAAATATAATTTATTATCGCCTGTAGCATTTGCATCTTGATATGGTGGATTGCCAATAACAGCATCAAAATTAGTAATATGCCATTTATCTTCAATATTTAATTCAAGAGTATTTCCAGTATGGAAATTAAACTCATAATCTAATTCATCTAATCCACAATAGCTTTGAACATGACATTTCATTATTTCTGTAGTGATGAAAACATTTAACGCAGTTAGATCCGCATAGTAAATACACTCAGTCATAATAACACGACATCTTTCAATTTCATCAGGATACATCTCTTTAAGACCTTTATAAAATTTATCAAATATTCCCAATACGAAATTTCCTTTACCACAACAAGGCTCAAATACTTTTTTAGGTGTTTTCCAAAACTCTTCTGATATTGTGTTGAGCATTTCATCTACAAGTTTAATTGGTGTAGGAACTTCAGCGTACTTCTTTTTTTCATCAATCGTAGGTATAAAATGTTTTTCAATTAACTCACGCAACTTATTAGCAGGTGCTATGCTGTAAATCTCGCGAATGTTATTAACAATTTCGACATTATTATCAATAATATTGTTCATTATATTTATTATAATACTATAATTGTCATTATTTAATTCAATTTTTTTGTCTTTTAATAATGAAATCATTAAATTCTTTGTTTTTTCACTTGTAAATATTTCTTTGAAATCAAATAACTTATATGACATGGAGATTAGTGCTAATAATGGAAACAAGAAACTTTTACACATTTCATAAGTTTGATTAATCAATAGTTCAATTTTAGCAGTTTCTACTTCATTTAACTTAGTTACATCTTCCTTTTTATTACCAATATCATAAGGAGCGTCAATTTTAACTTTTGTTTTATCACCCTTAGGACAATCTTGTTGTTCCCCTTCTAAATCTTCATTAAATTTTTTAAGTTGACCTTTTTGAAAATCTGTTCTTATAAACTCACGCATATCATCATCACAAATTAAATTTTCTAAGAAAGGGGTATCGTCAATTTCTTTCATCATATTTTCTGCTTCTTTTTGGTAGTAAGACATTATTTCAATAGTTGTCAATTTTCCGTTATTAATTTGTTGTGGATCAAATAAGAATACGTTGTGTTCAAATAAATAATATAATATTTCTGCGTTTGTTTTTGTTGTTTTTGTATTTCTTCTATGTTTTTGAATGATATCGATCAAATACAAATAGGTTCTTTGAATATTCATATCTACATTTATTCCTATAGTTTTACCCTCCATCTCAGTTAAAGCTCTTGAAAATCGTTGTTTTTGGTTGTCTAGATTATGTCCGTCATCTAATGATATTGTAACATCACAATCTTTATATGTAATACCAACACTCCCCTTATTTCCTAATAATAAAATGCAGCCCTTTTTATTTTCTGATTTTGTTTTAATCATATAATCTTCAATTTCTTTATTATATTCTTTTTCATTAATATTATTTGAGTTATCAGATGAGTTTGAAAATTCAATATTATAATCACCCCACAAATCATGTGTTTCTAAAAATTGTTTGAGAGTTTTTTGCAATAATGATATAGTATTATTTCTTGTATGAGTAGGAAGATACACAATAAATAATAATGGATTTTGTATTGTTGATTTTCTTGAACCACGGCTAGTTTGTGTATTTTCAATTTGTTTCATAATAGTATTTCTCATTCTTTGTGTTGAAATAATATAATCAAATAACTCTTTTAATATATCAATCCCATCAGTAGTTTTACATAATTCAAATTCCATAGCATATTCCACTTCACCTTTTTCGTTAATAATTTGTTTTAATGCAAACAACGACCCCCAATTATAACCGAAATTAGTACCATATTTGGTGTTGTATGCGTTTATTTCGTTAATTAATGCTTGAGGGATAGAATGTTTCATTAATACTTGAGTAGGATGTTTTGAGTAATCCTTATCTAGAATTTCATTTTCAAAACACTCCGTAAAGGTATTTCCATGACGATTAACCATATACTTAATAATGTCTTCTCTATTTTTTACTATTGGTTTTATCAGTTCTTTCATAAATGCTTCATCTTCAATTTCCCATTCATATATACAAGAATTATGAATACCATAATATTTTTTTGTTTTGTCTGCTGTTCCTGACGCAAATATTTTTATCTTTATGTTTTTACGTAATTCTTCTACATCACCATCCACTTCTAAAATTTCAGTTTTGGTTTTATCAGTTGATGATCCTTGATGTGCTTCGTCAGTAATAATTGCATCAAACCCAATTTTTTTAAGAATATCCTTTTTTTTGCTTTTTCCGTCTGCTTTAAGATATTGAACGCTACAAAATACAATACCATTAAAAGTTTCATCAATAGTGTCAAATTCATCCTGTAATTTATAATTAATATTCTTAAAATCAACCCACATATCAAGGTCTTTAACAAAATTATTAATAGTTGCTGGAACAGCAGTCATTATCAATATTTTTTTATACCCCTGTTCCAATAAATATTTACATATTGATAGCATAAGAATACTTTTACCACTTCTTGGTTTATGTGCTATACACCACATTTTATTCTTATTTGTTGAAAACGACTTTGTAAATTTTAATTCTGTCATTTGTTGATGTAACTTTTTTGTCAATAGTTGTCTTGGAGATAACAAATATTCAGCATTAATAAAATCAATAAAATCATTAATACTTAATATATTACCTGAAAATCTTTGACAAAACACATCTAATGATTTAATCACATCTTTTTCGTCAAACAATAAACCATTTTCTATAATTTTATCATGTAGGTGTTTATCAATGTTTAATTTATTTTTGTATTTATGATTTATAAATACGGATTTATCCTTAACAATAAGTCCAAGTTTATAATCAGTTATTATGTTTTGTGTAGTAATAGTATTGTCTATTTTGGAGACGTCTGTTTCACCAAACTTATTTTTATATTTAATGGTAAGTAAAATGCTAGTAGTTCCTTGTTTTATAGTCATATCAACAATATTATTACCTCCTCCATCAACCTTAACTTTTAATAAAGAATTAATATTTGTTATTTGTTTTAAGGCTTGTAATTGCCCATCGTAAATTTCTGTATAATTTATATTTTCATAACACTTCAAACTAATAAGAATTTGACAAAGAGTTTCAAAAATCCACCCCTGTCTTCTTTCATCACATAATTCATTATTTTCTTTCATGATCAAATCAAATAATTCTTTACCTGCTAAATTTGTATTTGCTAACATATTAACCAATATATCTTTACGAAATATTTGCTTAATAAATAGACCCTCCCCTTCATCTTCAATTATTAACCTAACCTTTTTATTTTTATTTTTATTTTTTTTATTAACAACACTAATCTCTTCCTCGGAAATATTAATAGCTTGAAATTCACTCATTTTAAAGTATTTTGTATAATAGTATATTGCAGCTATTATTTAATAAAAGTATTTCAATTTTTTTTATGTTCATGAAATAAAAAAATTGTATGAAAATTTGTATGAAAATTTGTATGAAAATGTGTAAGAAAACGTGGACGTAGTCGAAGGATTATGTGTAACTAAATTTCTATAAATAATGACCATTAGATAAATTTTCTTGTTCTTTTTTTGTTTGTTGTTCTAATCTTTGTAGTCTCCTTTGGTCTCCTTCTAAGTTATGTTTTGCAATATCCTCTTCAGATAAATACATTGGTAGCACCTCTTCTTTTACCGGTTCAGTATAATTATCAAATACGAAACTCGAAATATCCGATGCCGTTGTTTTTAAGAAATTTGCAAAGGAATCCTCATTATCAGGGTCTGTACTAATAATATCTGAAATATATTGTTTCACTTCGAGTTTTAAATTTTCAAAGAATGACATGTGTGATGCCGTTTCATCGCTATTAAAATCATCGACATTCCCATCATCATCATCATCACCATCATCACCATCATCCACCTCATCACACATTTTTTCATTATCATTATCATTATCATTATCATCATTATAATCTCTACGATCATCATTTACCATACCCGCAATATTATTGGGTTCATTGTCCTTATAATTGGTTACATAATAGTATAAATTAGGAAATAGTTCCATTGTCATTGTGTTAATTGTGCAATTATTTTTAAATGCTTTTATGATTTCAATTTTTTTGTATAATAGCTAAACATGTCTCGATAAATTCTACATCTGATTTTACTATTAATTTACTATATTTTGCTTGAAAAATCAGCAACATAATTTTATCAATAATTTCATTATTATATTTTAATGTCTGTACTTCCGCCGTTTTAATATTCATTATTTTAAATACACGTTGACCATACTCTTCCTCACAACTCATTTTCCAAATCCAGGCATAAATAATAACTTGCAATAAATGTTCTAGTTCAAGCTCGTCTGTACATTTAAACTCCCAAATAATGCTATCCGTCAATGCATCTACTATCGCAGTCAAACGTATTTTACCAAATCGTTCTCCCATATGCATTTTAATAAAATGATCTATATTTGCATGTTGAATATCATCCTTCTTCTTGATAATCTCTATTTCATATTTCAATTCTTTCGGATTTTTAATATGTCTGTATATATTCATCAATAACTTATTTACGTCCGCTTCTGATAACCAGGTATAATCTTTGATTTGAGCCACCTTGAAGTTCAACTTTTCTCTCATGGAAATATATACATTCACTATTCTTAGATGATTCTCTATACTGGTACTGGTACTGGTACTTGTAGCAGACCCACCCCCTTCCATATCAACATTTTTTAACACCGACTGATATATCTTTTGACTACTCGGGTTTTCCATCATTTTCTTCACTTGTCTTTTAATTGAATTACTATTATCGGTAGAGTTTCTCTCTTCAAATAAAGCAGGAATAGCCAATCCATTGATATCAAACACTTCTTCATAAAACTCCATCTCATTATAATAAGTAGAAATAACGCCAGCCACTTTTACCTCTTGAAATGGGTATGACATGTAATCGGTAGTAAATAAATGAACATCATTGACATCGTCTTCGATTAATTTAAATATATTAATGAGTACATTTTCATCCAAAAATTTTATCAAGTCTGTCGGGGATGTTCGTCTAATATTTTCGGGAGATTTTGGCCTCGTATCCTCATTTGTCATCGCAATGAAATTCAACGGATCTCCAATAAAATCGACAAAGGTGTCGTCAAATATCAAATCGTTGTGATTATATTTTAAAAAAGGCAAAGGCTTTGAGCTTTCCACCAATATAAGCAATTCTGTTGAACGGGTCGCTGCTACATATAATGTAGAAGGGCATATATCATTTGGCGCGTCTTTATTAAAATAAGCAAAATAGGTATCATCGAACCCATATACAACCACTACTTTCCTCTCTCGTCCCTTTGATTGATGAAAGGAGGAAAAAATCACTTTGTTTTTGATGATTTCACTACTGATGGAGCTGGTTTCAGACATGGGTACATAACACGGAATATTGTTATTCACTAACATATTTTCGATGAATTTCACGGGAGAATTTTCACTTTTAACGGACGGAGCCAATACAAAAATGTCCTGGGGTTTTGCATAACCACTCCGAATCATCTCAATCAGACGGAACCCAATTATCTTGAACCCTTGAAATGGATCGGGATGTCTTATATATTGAACATGTGGTCCATTCTTCATAGCAATCAATCGATTTTCGTCCAACATGACATTGTTTACAAACGCGGCAATTTGTCTAGTTATCCTATAAGAAGTTGATAATTGTAACTTCTTAAAAGGATATGGTGAGAGAAAAAGCTTCCAAATTTCCGATGATAGGGTTAAATATCTGGTATCCGCACCTTTAAAATCATACAAGCCTTGATATTTATCACCGAGGGTTAAGATTTGAACAAAACCATTGCCTGTCTCTGTGTCCGAACACACATCACTCAAAAATTTGATTATAAACCGAAAATATAGTTCATTCATGTCTTGGATTTCATCAATGACTATAATGTCAATATGGGGTAGCTTTTTCTTGGGCGCCATATTTTCTTCCAATATTTTGTTCAACCCTATATCTGTTTTGGCTAATTCAGTATAATATTTAAACCCCAGTGCATGATACGTGTATATAGAAAGATTATCCAATTGCATGTCATATTCCTTTGCATATTTTATTTGTTTCTGTCTTACTTCCAGTTTTAACTCCGAATTGTATGTTACTTGAAGAACATTCTTCTCGCAAATATAATGTGCGAGAGAAAGAACTGTTGTAGTTTTACCTGAACCTGCAACAGCGTCCACTTGTACATTATATCCTTCTTTTATTGCATTTATTATATTCATTTGTTCATCACTTGGGCTAAGCATAATAACTAATACTAATATTATTATGAGTAATAGTTATTAAATTGTTTTCCATAATCTATATGTAGTTCCTCCATATTACCTCCTTGTTTTTTTATTACGTCTTACGATTCCTTTTTTGATAATCCTTCTCGTGCGAGCACGTCCACCTCTACGCCCAACAGATCCAGAAACAGAGCTAGAACTCACACCTGAAACCGAGCCGGAACTAGAACTAGAACCCATAGTAGAATTCTTTGACCCTACAAGTGATCCGGTAGAAGAAGGAAAAGGGCTACGAATGGCTCTACGCATTTCAGTATAATTTCTATTCGCAAAATTGGGTCCAATTCTATTCGCATATAGCACATCTACTGGGACATTTGTCATGCCTTGTGTAGGTTGAAAGGGCGATGGTGGTAATTCTGACGGCTCGGGTAATAAACGCGGATATTTTGAAATAGGGTCACATATTTGATCATTTTTTCCCATTTTTGCACCTTCTTCCTTCGTATATTGATTAAATATATACTCTCGTGGTAATTCAATTATATTGTCATCTGCTAACCATTTAGATGTTCTAATTTTAATCAAAGGCTTACTTATTTTTGCGGGAGTAGTCGAAGTCACATAATTTTGCTTGTAGGTTTCATATATTAAATCACCATTTGTCAAACCTTCATAGAATGATTTATTTATGGTACCTCCATTATTAATATATTCAATAAAGGCAATAGAAATATTTATATTATCCAATTGATCACGCTCATTTCTTTTATCCAGCGGTAATATTGATCCATTCACTAATAATTCCATTAATTTATTTCCCAAATTATTCGGTTTATAATCACGGGATTTTATAAGAGAAGGTATATATAAACGAGAAAATAACGCCATCAAACTAGCTAGTTTTCTTTGACATATGAGAGAAAGAACCTTTCTTGGTCTAGTAAAATTGCCTACTTCAGTATTCACATCGATGGTCAACTCATTATTCACGACCGCTTCTCCACCAATCAATCTATTTTTTAATCTATTTATAATATCATCCAAATCCTCATCCTCTAAGAATTCTTGAAATAATACAACATTTTCTACATGGTTTCGTGTTGGATATACTAACATTTTTTTCAAAAGGAGTACTTTTTGTTTAAATACTTCGGTTTCTTTATTATATTCTGCTATTGCTGCAGTTTGATCACCGCCACCCGCACCACCAACATAAGGTCTTCCTATCCTAGCTTCATATTGTGTAATAATCCGTTTTATTTTAGCTATATAGTAGGGCTCATCTCGTCCTACCACATCAGCAGGAGCAATAGGAGCAATCGGTGCAGGACCAATATCAGGATTGCGCATTAATGTTTGGTCAAATCTAGTGTCTATTTGCCCCACTGCTACTGGTGCTATTGGACCTGCTACGGGTGCAGCCGGCGCAGCGGGAGCAGTAGCCCTCCTTTCTGCAACACTTCTACTTCTACTTCTAAGTCTAACCGCTCTCTCTACTTTCGCATCATATTCTACCTGTTCTGATGGTAGAACTTTATGACAATTAGTTTTTAAAGTAATTTGTTCTTCTTCTGGATTTCCTGTCGCTGGAAACGTAACAAACATATTATCACTTCTGCCCCTTGGAGCACGAACATATATTGCTGGTTCTTTTGGTCTATTTATACCTTCATTACATATTAGTTTATCGTTTTTTTTGAATGATGTGCTCATATATATAATTGTGAAATTATATATATCCTATAATTTATTTCCTATTCCTTATCCCTTCGACTAACGCCTATTTTACTCTATAATATATCAACATTTGATACCCATGCGCAAAATTCCACTCTAAAGGACTTCCGTCATTATTATTTGACCCTTCAAAACTCCACTTAAAGTCTGTATTTATTTTATTCACCCACTCCATCGGAACTAATCTATGAAAACTCATTCCATCATAAGCCATTTCCTTACCCTCACACATTATGGTAGCGCAAAAATGTTGTTTTTGAATATCTCTCACAACACAACTATCCAATATATAACTTGATCCATTCATAGTAAATTGTGTTGGTTTATCTGTTATTTTACCTGAAGGTTCATCGTAAATCTCCAACACAATGATATGAGGAACATGTTTCGACTTTTTCATTTCTGTCATTGTTTGGTCTCTCCAACCCATATTCATATTCACATCCTGTACAAATATTAACTCAATCGCCTTATTATCCAAATAATTGATTATACTACCATAATATCTTATTGGATTACTTGCTTCATCCACTGATACTAAATAAGGCGCCAGTTTGTGATAACTTTCAGGAATATTATTATATATGTGTTTTATGATATTATTGGTATCTAATTCATAGGCATATTTCGTCCCTAATAGAGCGGATTCTACTGCAAAATTTAACAGGGCAAATGCATCTCTTAAAGCTTTGGGAATATTTTGTCCATCTGCCTGTCTACCTTCTATCATAAGCTGTCGAAAATAATGGAAAAATTTACGACCCTTATCACTGACAAAAAGTGTAACAAACATTGCGTTAAACCAACAATTCGACGAAATCTGTTTGGGAGGAACTATCTTGTTTACATCTATGTGTTTATTGGCCGATAAATTTTTCAATAATAGGTGCTTTGCTTGTGGGGTATCATAAGGCATACACCTGTCAGACACGGATATTTGTAGCGGTTCTTTTAACAAAAACGCCTGCTTGTTATTACAATCTGTCAATTTCTCTCTTGGAATGGATTTTAATGAGATTAAAAGATCATTTATAGTGGGAGAGTAGGATGGTAATTTGTTGTTGAGTTGTCCAGCAATGTCTTCGCTCAATATTTTGACATCTTGAGGGGTTCTATTTTTAAGACGTAATGATGATAACTGGCGTTTATGTGTGTGTTTATGTCGATGCTTACTATGCTTACTATGCTTACTATGCTTACTATGTCTATGTCTAGGAGTACGTTTTTTTGTTCTATTTGGATGATATTTTTTCATATATATTATCGTAATATTTTATAATATTTTTATACTTTATAATGGGTGCTGGGATTTTACCGACAACTATTCACCAAGGAAAGCTATATTTTCTGTTTGGTAAAGAAAATAAATATGCTGATACTCCTGGATTTTCCGATATTGGTGGCGGGCAAGACGGAACTGAAAACTTTATGCAAGCCGCTATTCGCGAGGGGACAGAAGAACTCACTGGATTTTTAGGATCGGAAGCAGATTTGGCTAAATTGTTGAAAAAGCACGGCACATATAACATTGATTTTAATAACGATAAGTATCGCATGCATATTTTCCCCATGGAATATGATCCAATGCTCCCTTTCTACTACAACAATAATTCGCGCTTTCTTCAAAGAAAACTTGACCCTAAGATAATCGAAAAAAGCAAGATTTTTGAAAAGGCCGAAATCAAATGGATATGTATTGACGATTTACATAAAATGCGCAAACAATTCCGCAGTTATTTTCAACCTACCCTAGCGACATTGAAAGAGCAAGAAAAGAAGATTTATGCGTTTATTCATGCAGCTATACCGAAATCTGGGCGTTCTAGTACCTCTAAAAAGACACGAAAAAACAGATAAACTCGTATTATTCTATTTGGAGGAAAACTTCGGATTGCATTGCAAGTCGAAGTTTTCTGATTATACTATTTATTCGTCTATTAGATCATTTACCATTTCTCCTACCAAAATGCTATCTGGATATTCCATATTTTGTCTGATAGTGTGTTTTCTCTGTTTTGTATTACGAGCTATACTTTTTCTGTGTTTGCTCTTTTGATGTTGCATTTGTTTTCGTAACGTTTTATGTCGATGTCTTGTGTGTTTTTTAGTTTTCGATTTCGATTTCGATTTCGATTTTAGTGGTGTAATCTTTATGCGTTGTTTTCGTCCCCAACGAGACCCGCCTTTTGCTTGCGCTGTTGCTTTTATGTCTAATTCTAATTTGTCTTTTGCTGTTTTTCTAGCATCATTTATTGTTTTCTCATTAGCTATCCATGCATCATATGCCTCTTTTATTTGATCAGGTATCGAACTAGGGTTAGGTTCTGTATTTGCTATAACATAATATATTTGCTTTTTCAAAGATTCAGAATTATTAAAATTAGTTATTACGTATTGTATTTTATCGAGATCTCTTCCAACTAATATATTTTTAAATAATTTCACATTTTCATTATTCTTTCCAGTTAACATAAACACGGCATTCTCCAAATCATTCATTAAGCTGTCAGGATCTTTCATATAACGACCAATCTTTTCACCAAGCAAATATATTCTAGCAACATTTATATTTGTAGGATTGGTTATAGCAACCTGTAAACATAAGTCTAATAAGTCATTAATTGATAAAGGGGTTTCTCGAACATTTGGATCAAATGCTATTGCGGTTGCATATAATGCACCTAATGAATCCAATGGAGTTAATGGATAATCTCGTGATGGTAATAGTAGATTGTCTGTTTTTATAGAAAGCATTTCATTGTAACTATTATAAGTATATTTTTGAGTAGACTTATTCATCATTATTTTTTTTAAATAGTCAGACATACTGGCTAATTCATTATAACTATATGAAAAATTACCACTTTTTAGATTACCGATACCCTGATGTAAATTTAATCCAGGAATAGCAGAACCAATATTTAACTCAATGACTCCTTCATTATCTAAACCATTGTCCAGAAATAAATATTCATGTAAAATGTCAGTAAGTGTGTCTGTAATTTTATTATTATCACACTTATAATTCCCTGCATTAAAAAACGTATTACATAATTCTATTAATTTATCTGAATTATTTGGAGTGTCTATTTTTTTTAACCATTCTATTAAAGGTGTCAAAACCTGTATACGTATGGTATTATTATACACATTATTGTTATTATTTTGATAAACCGAATCCCCGCCAGTTTTCATACTAAAAAACAACCCAGTAAATGTATCCAAACTTAATGGAATTAGGCTATATGTATTAAGAGGTGCACCTAGATCCAATATATCATTATCTTCATAGTAAAATTCAGATACTATTAGAGATAGTAAATCATAATTTTCTAATAAAGCTGATATTAATAAAACATTTATAGATGATGGTGCTTTATCAGGGATTTCTGATATACCAAAGTAATCTAAAATATACATAATTACACTTTGTCTTAAATTATCAGTACCATCTTCAAATAATAGTGTTGAAAATCTGGTAGAATTTAAAGAAGTAAAAATACCTGTATTTGGAAAGATTTTTTTACATTTTTCAATTATAGACCCCCTATTAATTGGTTGTTCTTGTTTTACAAAAGCAACTACATTGCTAGCTAATTCATACCATTTGTTAACTTTATTCGCATCTGCTATAGTACCAATAAATGTGGTCCATGATTGTCCAAGTGTTGAATCAATAATACCACGATTTAATGTCATGATAGATGTATTTAATGCATTAATTGCAGTAGACAGATCTTCTGCTGGTGCTGGTACTGCTTCTAGTTTTACTGAATTTACCCAATTTACCCAGAGATTTTGTTGAGTAGAGTTACCATAATCTGAATTGTCCTTATTATCTTCTACTTTAAATAGTTCTAATAGCGATAAGCTTTCATTTAATTGAGCTACATCGTATCCAAATATTTCTTCTGAAAATTCGGTTGTTGCTTGCGTTGGTGTTGGTTCTGGTGCTGATTCTTGACTAGCCTGCTTATATAATTCACCAATAATAGGATTTATAGTAGAAAGACTTTCAAGTTTTTCCAACGCTAATTTCATTTGTTTGTTTATTGCCTCTTTAATAGTTTGAATTTTAATTTCAAGGTCTTCTTTGGCACCACCCCCATATTGTATTTTTTTCAACCCACTTCCACTTCCACCTTTTCCAACAACCATATTTTTTAACTCATTTATTATGGTATATACATCCTTATTGGATTGAATACATGTTTTGATGGTTAAATATAAAGAATATGCATCTTTTAAATAAGTAGTATTATCTTCTATTAATTCGTTGTCTTTTGCTGCTGTTTCTTTTGCTGTTTCTTTTGCTGTTTCTTCTGCTAATGCTCCTACTACTACTGCTGTTAATGCATGTGATACCACCAAGGCTTCAGATTCTTCTTCTGTTGATGCTATTCCTGCTACTGGCGCTGCTACTGGCGCTTCTACTGGCGCTGCTACTGGCGCTGCTACTGGCGCTGCTAATGCTATTTCATTTATCCATCTATCAAATTCCTCTTTAGCTGGCTGATTTTTATCAACCCCATCACATATATATGTGATGATCATTATGGTAGTGCTAGGAATAATAGTATTACTATCAACACCTATAGCATCAAAATTTACATTAAATTCTTGCAATGTTGTAATATCAATAAACACATTTTTCTTAGGTTTACCGGTTAAAGCAGAAATGCTTGATTTTAAACTATCCACTATAGTAGGGTCTGTCATATTTTTATTAATTTCAAAAAATGCTCTTGCTGATGGTGGAATTGGAGGTGGGGGGGACGGAAACATTACATCAAATGATTTTTTAGAATTTTTGATAGTAGATAAAATAGTATATAGTTGTTCAATTGCTTCTACTGGTGGTATTTTTGAAATACATGTTTGAATATCGGCTTCACTAGTTAAACCTTGTATGCCATCATTATTAGAATATATCCGTTTAAAATCTTGATATTTATTTTTCCATTCCTGAATATATTTTTGATATAAAATAAACAGCGTCATAACAGAAAATCTATTTTCTGCCATTCTAGCTAATGCATCTATAGAAGATTGTAATTCTGTTAATTGCTTTTGATTAGATTCTATGATAGCACTGGATGATCTAGCTTCAGCTTTAGTTTGCAACGCACGCTCTTTATCATCTAATAAACTTTTGGTAGTTGATGATCTAGATATTATAGCATCTAGAAAGCCATTACTTAATTCATTATACGCAATTATCCATGATTGAATGTATCCAATTAAATAGTCTAACCCATCAACCATTACCTTCAAATTATCAAGTTGTTCGATTTTTTTCATAATATTATTTTTTTCATTCTGTATTTTTTGCGCCTTTGCTACTTCTAATGCGGCTAATTTGGTCGTTTCGTCTATAATAAATGATGAATAAATTGTAAAAAGTCTATTCCAACTAGTACTATAAATCATTGGTCCATTGTTAGATATATACGCTTTACACGAAGAATAACTATCACATGTCCCTAAAAACGCCATACCCTTCCTACTAAATCTATTTGAAAACCATAAAATTTCATTTATAAATGCCATATCAGCTAACCTGAGGGTATCGCCTGTGGTTTTTTGTCTAAGTAAAAACCCAAATAAACACAATTGAATGTTATTTGTTAAATATGATTTTTCGGGTTCTGTTAATGGTGATTGGGTACCAATCAACACTTTAAATATTTCTCGAAATGCAGTTTCATATTTATCGAAAAACAACATCGCTTGTTCTGCCTTTTTAATGGCTTTTTCATAATTTTTTTTATCAATGTTATTCGTTTTATTTTTTGAAAACATGCTAGAAGCATACAACTCTTGAAAATCATTGTGTTTTATCGTTCCATCTGATGTTATCGTTTGACCAATAGTATATTTAATGGTATCATTAATACCAGGACATTTATCTTCAAGTCTAAACCATTCGCTAAACGCGGTAGTTATTGGTTGTGCAGTAGATGTGATATCTTTTGCTATCCAAGGTTCAAATCGAATATAAATGGGGTTCGCTTCGGAAGGGTTACTATTATCAATAAATATTCTTTGCATTAATACTAATACGCGTTTTGGTGTATCATTACTTATATCTAATAGATACCTAGTATTAGGTAATAAAAATGTAATATGATCCTCTTGAGGAATATAGTTTGGTGAATTTAATCCAGCTGCCACATCTTGTCCTTTTCCGTCATCAGCAGTTAATTTTTTTGTAGCATTTTCTAATACTAAAAATCCTTTGGTGTTTGCACCAGAACTTGAATCTAACATACCAGATATTAAAGATTCGCCTCCCTCACCGGATTCTTCTTCTTCTTCCACCCCTAATCCCGATGCTTTTCCATTTTCTGAAACAATCTTTATTTGTTTCCCTTTAGGCTTTGGATTTGCTTTTTTGTCGGCTTTCTTTTTTAACGCAGCTGCGACTTGAGCTTCCTTCCTATCAGCTCGTGATGCTTTTAATTCAGCAGCAAGAGCACCCTTCTTAACAGCAAGATCAGCCTTCTCTTCAGCAGTTAATTTTGGAGCTCCGCCACCTAAAAACCCACCTTCAGCAGGAGCAGTAGTAGTAGTAGAAGTAGTAGTGGTAGAAGCCTCAGGAACAACATCCATATCTTCAACAACCCCTAATTTAGGTCCAACTGGTATAGATCCAGCAGTCGTTCTACATAATATAGGTAAATCCTCTTTCTTCGGACCTGCACAATCTAATATAGATAAAACGAATGGAACTGAATCTAATCCAAAAAAATTTCGTACATAATCGCATCGTTGTTCTGTTGTTAATTCCAGCAATGAACTATTTTGACGGGCATGTGATATTTCTTGAATATATGCACTATCAGCGGTTGTTAGTTGATCCGGATAGTCAATTGATGTAATTCTAGGAATTTCAATATTATTTATTATTCTACTAGAAGTATTCAAAGGTGATATTAACGTACTAGCGGTAGAAGGATTAATACTTGTCCATTTATCTTTTTTTTCCTTTGGATTGAAATACTCACTAGATATACTATCAAAACATTTGGGATGTACTCTACTATCTGGTCTAATAGCAGTATTAATTACCGCATCTCTCAAAAATTGTCTCGCGATACCATAGTTATTATTCATACCCCCAATATTTATCCACCCTCCCTCCTTTTCAGACTCACCCGTGTTTGTATTTACTTTATTGGGTTTACCAGCTAAATCACCTCGTGGATCTTCTACATCGTGCACTAGATCTGCAAGAGCAAATGGACCTGCATCATATGGACCAAAAAATGGATTTAAAAATAATACATTGTGTTTTTTTGGAGCAGCAGCAGCAGTAGCAGCAGCAGGAGAAGTAGGTATTTCATTTTTATGAGATAATAATGCATAATTTAAAAATGCGTTAACTATCGCATCAGGATTAGCATTAGCAGGCAAACCTAAACAAGCCGCATCATAAGCCATACATGATGCAGCATCATTAACTAAACGATTTGATATTCTTTCATTGTATAATTCTACTAATTCTGCTATTCTATTTTGATTGCCCGGCAAAATTAACGGATCTCCCTGATTAGCTAAATCAAGTCCGGATAAAACATTATTAGTTGTTATATACATTCTATTAAAAATATTGCCTGTGGCTGCCATGCTATTATAGGTATATAATAAAGAAATATATTATTTTACTTATTTTGAAGGCATACACCACGACCAGAAAATATTTATAATCAGTACATATAGTATAAGACCCCGAATGATGAACCTTCAACATGGTGTTATATTTATGGTAATCGGTAGTTTCATAGTGCAATACGTCATTATGAGTGCAATCATGGCAAATAGCTATGTGAATATTACAAATAGTATGGGTAAATTTTACTTATCATCAATTATGGCATTTATGATGGGCATTCTAGAAGTATTTATGCATGATTTCTCTCACCATACTACTCATACAAGTTATTATGTGCCTTTATTCATCGGTTTAGCAGTCGCCTTAATATTATATCGATTCCAAATAGGAGTAACAGATAAACAATATTTACATGAAATGATCGAACACCATTCTATGGCCATATTGACTAGCGATGAAATCTTGAAAAAGACGAGTAATTATCATGTAAGACGACTCGCGAGTCAAATCGCGGAGACCCAGCAATCGGAAATAAAACAAATGAAAGAAATGATCGCTTCCACAGATGAAAGGGTTATATCCTATTAAGCTATCTATTTTTTAGTAACTAAAAAAATTACCAAAAAATGTAAAAAATTGAAATTAAATAAGTAGTAATAGTCAATATCACTTTTATGCTCAGTCAGTTACAAACTATTTCAAGAAAATTTAAAATGAACACTATTATCGAAACTATTGCTATTGGGGGCGGTGTACAAGAACCCGTTCTAGTAGGCAATGCCAAGAGAAAGGCCTCTTGCAAAAAGGTAGGGGGTGATAAAAAACGCGCAGGACACAAGATCGAAGACATCTTCAATGAACAATTCGGCAAGATTAGCCCGACTACTTACAAAGCCGAAGCAGATTGCACTATTTCCGCAGAAAATGCCAATGGTCTTCAACTCATGACAGACCTTCAATCAAAATTCGGTGAAATCGATAACTACAATCTTTCTGTAAAAAGTGGAGAAAATCTTCAATTTGTACTCGGTAGAATTGATGAGATCACCGGTGCAGCAAACGCGGAAGAGAAATTACATGTATTGGGGAATGAAGCGTTATGGAAAAAGTACTTGGGAAAAGGCAATTCTGAAAGGCCTGCCGGATGGCTTATCTATCGCAATACAAACAACAGCTGGTCGATATTTAAAATGTCGGAAGTCATCGCCTTCATCGTCGAGAAGTGCAAATGGCGCGCCTTGGAAACCGGACGCTTCAAGGGTGATTTCGATAATGACACCAAGAAAGGATTCAGTCAATACCTGACCTACGAATATCGTGAAACTCACAAAAGTCATTTCCTTGGCGCGAATGGAGGAAAAGGTAAGCAGCTTATGGAGCTCCTCAAGAAGAAGATCACTTGCCATCATGTAAATGACCCTGTTGTCAATCAAATTTAAAAACTATAAACAATAAAAACCATAAAAATAGAAAACCCATAAACATCTTGTATATTTGTATTTTTATTTACTTTTTTCCTTTTCTCGTCCTTCCTGACCTCCTACCCTTTCCCCCTTTTCTAGTCTTTCCTCCCTTCCTACTCTTTCTCCCCTTTCTTGTCCTTCTCCCTTTCCTCTTTTTTTTACCACCTCGGAGGCTATTCATTTTAGCTACATCTTCGTCAGTAAACGGGACCCTTGTTGGTAGTAAATAAGGAGGATCTCTTGTATCGCGTATGTGATCAAACCATCCAATAATAGATCTAACATCATAACATCGACCATCACTTAATTTTATACCATCTCCCAGTTTTATACGTCGTTGTGTTATCAAACAGATTTGGTCTGTACAATCATTATTGACCGCAGGAATACCTTGGACTCTTAGAGATTGTCTAATAGGCTGCTGAGCTGCAACACGAGCATCAATAGCAGCAATTTGTTCGCCATCTAAAGGCATTGCTTGGTTTAACGCCTGTTGTGCGGCTACCCATGCCCTACTCATATATTGATTCGGATCATCTTCATTCACTAAACGAAGATTGCCGTCCGCACTATATTGAGATAATGTACCGCCTGGATTACGTGAAAAATCTCTATCTCCATGAAATATATTTAACGGACCATATTGGTCTTCAGGTACTGATGATGTGGGAGGGCGATCACCCATATATTATATCATAATATAATATAGTTATATTTTATGAAAAATAAAACTAAAAAAATAAATAATAAAACACACACATATTCCTTTGCTAAGGCGAAGTATTCGCGTTTTCCTCCAAAAAACACAAAAAAACAATTTTTATTTAATCCCGAAAATCCTAAAAAATCATTTGATGTATATATTGATAAAAATCCAAAAGATACAATAAACATAAAATATACTACCTTGGAAGATGTTACAAATACTATCGATAAATTAGAAAAATTATATAAAACCAAAAAATATTCGCATAAACGTATATGGCAAGTAGGGATGATTATGAATGTTCGATTACAAGTATTGAAAAATATAAAACCAAAACAATACGCTTTAGCAAATAAATATTTCAAGTTTTTAGGAAAAAGAACAAAATTAGACGAAACAGAAAGATATAAACTTTCATTTAGATGACATCATTACGGAGGAAAATTATTTTCTGTTATTATAACATAATGACTATAAGTAGAAAAAAGATAGGTGGGAAATGGAGTATGAAATATAAAAAAAGTATTAATTGCAATCGTCCAAAAGGGTTTTCTCAAAAACAACATTGTAAATATGGGAGGAAAACTCATAAAAAAAATAGGAGTAAAAAAAATAAAATAGGAGGAAAATGGAGATGAACGATTATACTTCGTAGTCATGCAAAGCATTGTCAAAGGAATATAAAATTTATATATTTGTATAAATTATATAATGTTTCCGTGCGGAATAAGTTGTTCAATATCAGCAGTTTTCCTCATAGGAATGATATACATGAATTACTCGGTAGCAAAGAGTCAAATAATTGTAAAATACAAATCACAACTTCCAGAAAAATTGCAAAAAATCTATGAAGAAATAACAAACGAGAGAACAACTATTTATTATCAAGGATATGCTCTAGGGTTTATTCTTTCTCTCTTTATTATTATTGCAAATGTATATTCAGGTCATAAAATGTTATCAACGATGTCAATGGTTTGTTTAGTTTTGGCAACAAGTTTCATAACAAATTATTTTTATTATATTCTCTCACCGAAAAAGAATTGGATGCTGAATTATATTGAAACCCCAGATCAAACAAAATTGTGGTTGCAAATGTATAGAGGTATGCAAGTATATTACCACACAGGTTTGGTTCTAGGTATCATTGCAGTGAGCATATTTGCACATGCTTTCAGAGCTAGAAAATAAAAACATAAAATATATCAAGATTGGATCGAGCCGGAGCCGCTAGGCATAGGTAAGCGACTAAACTCCGCAGGTAGTAGTCGAAGGAGTTTGATTTTTAGCAGTATAGTGTAAACCTTTTTTTCCACAATTACTATCACATAATCTACAAACTGCAGCTAAATCATATTTAATTGCACCAGTAATCAAATCCATCTCACCAAATTTTTTGCATCTATTGCCATCAAATGGATTGTTATTTGTATATTCGATAAAATGTAAACAATTTGAACAACTAGGTAATTCTTTATTCCTTATGAAAAATTTCCCAGTAGAGGAAAACGTAGACGAAGCGTAGCGAGTCGAAGTTTTCTGATTATATTCCTTACGCAGCGATGGCGTTAGCCGAAGGAATATAGATAATTTTCTATTTCGTATTAAAAAATGAATAGGCTTATACATTTGATTATATTACATAATAAATCTTTATATTCTTTCGGCAACGCCTTTGGAATATAATCGGAAAACTTCGACTCACTGCGCGTCGTCTCCGTTTTCCTCCAACTTATTTTTGTTCCCTTGATAATAGGTGTTTGAAATGTAAATAGGTATGGAGGAAAACGCAGCATAATTACAACGTCTAAAAAGGAACTAAAATTTAGGAACTCTGTGGGTAGCAAATAATAAATATTTCATGGCTTTCTTTAATATTATCTGGATCTGTATCAGCATCAGCAGCATCCTGCTTTCTATTTTTTCCGATGCGTGTCTCTCCTTGTCCGTATGTATAC